GGACATTGCATATGGTCAAGGCCAACCAGGCTAGCACATGCACGCTTTATTTATATCGTTTTCCAGATAATACCACACTATAAAATATCTGTCAATAACTTTATTTAATCTATATATATCCCATACAGTTACATACCTCAGGGGATACAGAAAGCCTAAGAGTATATAATAAATAAACATTTATGTCTATATGTATTTTATAATATATTGGGCCAAAATATACGGATTTTCGCATACAAAAAGCAGGCTTCAAAGTGTTTTCAACTCTTTGGCCTGCCTGATAAAATCATCATGATAAATTCTCAATGTCCGGAAGATATACCCTTGAGTATTTCTTGTAGAGTCCCCTCGGCTTTTTCAGATTAGCACAAAAGAATTTTGAAATCAACCCTTGACAGGAATTTTTCTTTGTGCTATTTGTATTATAACAGTCACCGGCAGGTTGCCCCAATCGGTTGCCGGTGAGATTCAGCCTTGCAGACGATGCAGGGCTTTTCTTTTACTTAAATTCAAAAAGATTATTTGTATTCGACAATTATTTTAAACCTTTGATACTCAAAAAAGAAAATCAATTTATAAATCATCTTGTATGTTTATACAAAGATGCCCCGATTATAACAAATGCAGGAATCAAAAAAGCAAAACCAAAAACTCTATATGTCATAGCACATAAAAGTGACGATACAACTATTATAATATATACTACCCCATCTCTTGCTTTGACTCCTCTAACCTAGCACTAATAAAAGTATTTACCTGTTCACACAATTGCACATAGCTTTTTAGCAATTCACAAACTGATTTATATATTGATTTTGTAGAAATCCCGCTACTGTTGCCGCTTGCATATGCGCCACGCCCGATTTTAGTGACTTCCATTCCATAGTAAGACGATGATTTGTTATGTACGAAATTATTACGAATAGCTAAAACTTTGCGGAATGGCTCTGATTGTTCAACACGCCGATATTCGTTAGCGAGGTCTTTAAGCACTTCAACATTTCCCATTTCATTAATTATTCTTCTTCGAGATAGACTAAGCTTATTCCCAGATAATTGTTTCAAATCATATAAGTCATTGAACATTTCTAAGTGTTTATCAAAATAAGAAATTAAATAAAGCGCTACATCTTCTGCGAATATGTCAAAATATATTTTGTGTACAGCTTCAGGTGATTGGATTTTGTCTATATCAATAGTATCTAATGGATTTTGGGAATATTGATAATACATCAATAAAAAATGCAACCATAAATGGCTACTAAAATTATTGATGTCATAACTCCATACACTATACTGTTCGAAAAAAATATTGAAAAAACGTAGATAATCATCTTTAACTGGCAATAAGCAAAGTTTATTTACATCACAAATTTGAAGTGCTTCATCTCGCTTTTGGTGGTCTGGAAATCCGAAAAAATCAAATAAATTTATACGATTAGCATCATCTTTACTCATATTATCCCCCGCCTACGGAAGTGCTTCCGTTTATTAATATCAAAATTCTATACTTTGTATAAATACCTTATTTCCATAATCAGTAAATTTTAAAAACGTATCTTCTCTGTTATCGTTTATTTCTATAATACCTAAAGCCAACATTTTTTTTTCAATTTCCTCAAGAGAATCATTTGAAATAATTCCTTCATCGACATCAAAATCTGAGTTAATAATTTTTTCATTTATTAATTCTTTAAAACCTTCAAGCCATAATCCACTTATTAAAAAAAGTCCAATTTTATTAACGACCTCCTTTATACACGTAGGCTTTTGCAAAGAAGCAAAAGTAGATTTCAACATGAAATCAACAGTAAATGACTTTGATATATTCATGCTAACGTCTTTACTAATTTTTTCACTATTATTAATTTCATCAAGCCTGATGAGCAATTGCTTGTTTTCTTCTTGCAGTTGACTCAGCTGTTCTAATGCCTCGTAGCTCGGTATTGTATTACCTTTTACCCAACCAATCCTTGGATGCGTCTTAAACTGTTTTGATAAACTACTATGTATTTTATACTTTAATTCATCAGCAGTATCCCAAAAGTTTGCCATTCTTCCATCTAACGCCTTATTCCTGAAAGCATTTAGTTTATCTTTCTTTTTTGGATCCTGGTCCGTTTTACCAACAACAATATTATTAATATCCTTCTTTACAAACGCAAGAATTGGAATACCTTTTTTCTTTGCATAATCAAACTCCTTTTCAGTATAACTAACCCCATCTTCAGCAACTGAACCATATCTACCAGCCACAATTAAAACATAATAGTCACTCTCATCTATTATTGTTTTAATATATTCAAATTGCTCACTATCTGTAGCAGGAAACATTTCCATTCCTGCGGGAAAACAATCAAGTTCAATTATTGCTTGCATAATTCCTTTGCGCTCATCTTCCAAATCTGCAAACGTAGAACTGATAAAGATCTGATACCTTTTGTCCATAACTATCCCCCATATTTTTTTCTTAATCATACACCAGAATTTACTAAAAGAAAACACCCATCGATCAAATTTCGACAGGCGTTTTCAATAAGAAGAATAAGTATGAATCAATCAGCTGCCAATCTGTTACCAACGGTAGCCGCAAGGGATATCTTTAATCAAAGTTCTTGATTATTAATTCTTTATATCTCCTGCTCCTGTCCTTATTTACCAGATTGTCCATTCTATCTACCTCAATGATTGTATATCCATCATATAATTCACGTATCTGCTGGCAATCGTTATAAGACAAAATAAATTTACCCTTTATATTCCCTAAACACTTCCGTAGCCTTTCATGATCCTCTGGATTAAACCGGTCCGGGTAGTATTTCTCCGCTTCGTAATATGGAGGATCCAGATAGAATAATGCATCCGGCCTGTCATACGTTTTTATCAGCCGTTCAAAGTCCTGGTTCTCAATTACCACTCGATTTAATCGTCCAGAAACTTCCTTTAGATAATCAACTGCTTTCTGCATATCTCTCGGGCTTACTCTAAAAGATTTACAATCTGTACCAAAACTCTCCCTGATCAGGCAGAAGAAACGGGCCGCCCGTTGTATGTCTGTCATTCCCCTGGTATTTCGATTCAGTTCATCAAAGAATTGCTCCCGGGACATTAAAAGCCATTCCAGTTCATTTTGCAACGGCACTGGGTGATACTTCACTACCCGATATAGATTAATTAATTCGCCGTTCACATCATTAAACACTTCCAATGGTGCATGTTTATCTCTTGAAAATAATACCCAACCGGCTCCGCCAAAAACTTCAATGTAACGCCCATAGGAATCCTGATCCGGGAACTGCTCAAGGATCTGCTTTCTTAACAATTTCTTTCCACCAATCCAGCTAATAAAACTATTCATGCAATAATGCCTCCTTTATATCATGGAGCATATCATAGAGTATTACTGAAATTCCATGCACTATCAGAATTAAATATCTCTCTTTGAAACTGATTTGTTTATAAACTTTTTTCTTATATCAAAATTCTATATTTTTATATTTACTCTTTGTATCTTTGTGCTATAATTTAAAACAAAGGAATGCAATTGTAAAAGTTTTGCGCAATTTTAATTTTATTTGAAATTCGATATACAAAGTAATGGAATTAAATTGAAGCAGTCAAAAACTTAATTATAATTGCAGGAAGGTTGAAACTATGCAAAATGATATTAAATATGCTTATAAACGAGGTGAGCAATGAATAAATTAAAAATATTAGAAAATATTAATCTTGGAAATGAAGTTGCTGAGTATGACGACAATATTGGACACTATTATATCAATACTAATTATGTTGATGATTTTGTAGATGATAAATATGATATTGTAAAGGGTGTAAAAGGGTCTGGGAAAACAGCTATGTTAGTAGCATTATGCCAAAACCAAATAAATTACTCCCAGCTAAATAATAAAATATTATTGAAAGCTATGCAACTCAAGGGCGATCCTGATTTTAGACGTGCTTTCGATACTGTCTCCATTGAATCTACTGATACTCAAAAGATAATAGATGCTTGGAAGATATACATAATAAATATAATGTGGAGGCAAGTTAAAGACAGTTTTTCTGGTTATGAATCCCTTGAAAAAGTTTTAAAAGATGAAAATATAATTACAGAAAAGAATGGTATACTTCATAAACTTTTACATGCCATTGACAGAGTGAAATTGAAAGCAAGTAACACATTTAACACTGATGGTTCTACAATTCAAACCTTAGAAATATCAAGTAAAGATTCTGCTATTACTGAAGTAACATCTAATATAGATTTAATTGACTTCAACGATATTTTCAATGAATTTGATAGAATATTACAAGAAAATGACTCATGTATATGGGTAATGTTAGATAGACTCGATGATGCTTTTCCTGATAATTCAGATAAAGACAACATAATATTAAAATCTCTTTTTTATGCATATAAAGACATATGCTCATATAAAGGTTTTAAACTTAAGATATTCATACGTGAAGACATTTTTGATGAAATAACAAAAAATAGAGGTTTTACATCATTAACACATATCTCTGCAAAAACAATGTATTCATTAAAATGGGATAGAGAAATTGTTGAAAAATTACTTATAGAACGATTACTTTTTAATAAAACTTATTCTGACTACATGAATGAACTTCATATTAATACAAACCTCGAGACACTTTCTTCTGAGGATAGAATAAACATCATATTCAGATTCATAAAACCTCAGATTGATATCGGTAAAAAAAATCCCGATTCAATTGGCTGGATTATAAACCATGTTACAGATGGAAATGGTATATATACTCCAAGAGATATTATAAAATTATTTGATACAGCAAGGGGCATTCAACTAAAAAAATTAAAAGAAAATAATTTTACTGATATTTCAGAGAATTATTTAATCAACCAATTAGCCATTAAAGAATCTTATAAGACAATTTCAAAAGATAAACTTATTGTCCAACTTTATGCGGAATATCCTACTTGTCGCCCCTGGATCGAGAAATTCAAAAATCATAAAGCCGAACATAGTGAAGAGTCATTAAAGAAAATATTAGGTTCGCACTGGAAATCTAGGGTTGAAAAATTAAAACGTATTGGATTCATTGAAGAAAAATCAAATTCGTGGAAAATCCCATTTCTATACAGGGAAGGGTTAAATATCACTCGCGGTAAATCTCAATAAAGTATAATATCTTGATAATATAGACAATAATAAGCCTCAAGAGATACATAAATATGCCATTCTTGAGGCTTTGTTTTCTTTTCATTGCAGCGCACTTTTATGTATATTAAATACTTGACGTACACTGTACCCCATTTTGTCAGCAATATCTTCCCATCGATAGCCTCGTATGTACCGATATTTCAAAAGGCGTTTCTCTTGTTCATCTTCCAGAGCTTCAATTTTATCATACAGAATTACACAAATCTTCACTTTCTGATACCGATAGTGTATAACCTTTTGCTTTAGGTCGTTCAAAGCGGTAATATACTTCTTATCATGATAATGGGAATCCATTTCTTTCTGAATAAGAAGAATTTCTTCCCAAGATTCATCAATAGCCGCATTTATCGCAGCCAGACTTTTTAATTGATTCCTTGTCTTATTATCCATCATGCCGAACACCTCTCTCTCACATTTCTTAATGTGTCCGGTGTTGACTGAGCATAATAAATAGCTGTCACAGACGGGCTAGAATGTCTCAAAATTTCCTGTATAGTTCCAATGTCCACTCCCTTATTTTTAAGGTTCATTCCCAGCGTTTTACGCAGTTTATGAGGATATACCCGGCACTTCAATTTGGCCCGGTTACCAATGGTTTTTAAGATGCTCCGAATCCCGGAAGTCGACAGTTTTTCATAAGGTTCCCTACATTGAGGAAACATAAACGGACTATCATCACTCCTGGAATCAAGATACTGCCGGTAATAATATCGAGCTTCGTCATCTAAAAAGATGGGCTGATACTTGTCGTTCTTCTCTCCAAGAATCACAATGTCTCCGGTCCTCCAATCTATCTGATCAATAGTAATGTCAACCAGCTCTCCGACTCTAGCACCGGTGCTCCGTAACACTTCTATTAAGGCGCGCTCCCTTGGTTTCTTACAAGCATCTCTCATCTTCGCTATCTCTTCTGGCTTGAAATAATCAATCGGTTTCCGTACCGTTTTCAGCGGATCAGTAGCCTCCACCGGATTTTCACCTATTAACTTTTCCTTCCGCATCCAAGTGAAGAAAGCAGATAAGAACCGTCTTTCATTATTCACAGTCACGGCCTGATTCTTTTTACCGCCTACATTAACATTTCGCTTCTCATACCAGGAAAGATAATAACTGATATCTGATTCCTCAATTTTATCCAGTGGTTTATCAATCAGGGTAATTAGACGTTTTACCGCACCAAGATAAGCCTCTTTTGTATTATCTTTGATTTTCTTCTTAACAATGAATAGCTGAATAATGTATTTGTTTTTCTGATCCATATCATTCTGATACTTTACCGGAAGAGTTGTAATCTCCTCCATATTGACATTAACAAATTCCTTTATGACCACCTGATGAAGAATGTCTAGAACTTCTTTCGCCACATGCCCTGCCATGGCAACAATAATATTATTTATAACCTGTGCTTTAATAGTTTGTCCATTCACAATATGTAATCTCCTTTTCTATAAATTTCAGTTGCTTAAGGAGACAAATTGATTTATAATATCCTTAAGCGTAAAGCGGTAGAAGAACTTTGGTCGGGGACTCTACCGCTTGTTTATTACCAAACTTTTCGAATGTATGTTCTTTTGTGCCTATTTTTTTACCGGGGTCTATGCCCCGGTTCTAATTGGAATCTCAGTTTAGCGCAATAAAATACCAACCATCGAATATGCACGGTTGGTATTTTTATAAATTATAGCACTACGTTTTCTATAAAATCCGAAAAATCCTTGTATGTATCATTTGTACCGAATTTATGTATGCATAGCTTAATGCTTTCAATATCACGAAGAGCATTTGAAAAATGTTCCACATTAACTTTTATTTTATCTCTAAGTTCTTTCATTTCATTTTCTGTATTAAAAGAATTGATGAATTGTATATATGGTTCATTAGCATTATTCATAAAATCAACATAGCTTTTTCCGTTCACAACCAGTAAGTCTTTCCAATATCTATATCTCGGTGCATCGGTAGGCAAATCAACCCAAAACTCTGCAACGCTTTTCTCTTTAGAGTTTAAATAGATCTTCTCCCCATCATAATTTAGAGACGAAAGAATTATTTGCTTTCCTTTATAATCAGATACAATGCTTGGATAATTTTCTTCTGAGATTTCTACTGTATCATGGTCTACCGTAAATCCATTGTTTTTCATATATTTTACATAGTCAGATATAAATTGATTCACATATAGTATTTCCTTTTTCTTCCACGCATCTCCGCTTTTATGCGAAATCGACAAAAAAGACTTGAATTCAGAAATTGCATCTTCTTTCATTTTTTCTACTACCAATTTTTCTTGCTCCTCGATGTCGGCTTCTTTTTTAAATTCATTCAAATTCATATAGTTCCCCTTTCATCCTTTGATTGGTAAATTATACCACTTTGACCGTCAATATTCAATTTACAATGTTCAAAATTTACTTAGAAAAATACTAATTCTATAGGAATTTCTAAATTGACTATAGATTCAAAACCATGTTACTATTAAACAAAATAATTTTGCGAGGTACGTTATGAATATTCTGATCGAAGAAATTAACAAAGCTCTTAAAAATAAATGTTGGTTAGCTGCACTATCTTTGTCATTGTCCATCCCTGATATATGTGGGAAAATTGAACACCCAGAAATCACTGGTCGTGGAGCAGTAGGTAAGCGCTACGAAATGTGGTACAGTGTTTATGTTGAAAAATATTACAAACTTGATGATTTTGTCTTGTTTAATGGAAAGCAATGCTATGCATTACGATGCGAATTCTTTCATAGCGGTAATAATAGGATTAATTCTAATTTACTTAATACTTTTCAATTTTCCGTTCCAAATTCTGATGAAAATAATGCTATTAATTCTTATTATGAGTCAAAATCTTTGGGAAAAAGATTAGTGCTTGATATTGCACATCTCTCTCAAATTTTAACTATTGGTGCAGAAGAATGGAAAAATAAAACAGAGAAAGATTTGTCCTTATTAAAAGATTTTTCATTGTTCAATCCTTCTACTTTTTATTACTGAACAATAGCCAAAAAATTCTAATTTTCTTCTCAAACATCTATCCTTCTGTTATAATTACTGCATTACATAGAAAGGACTATATAGGTAATGACAAAATATAAACCTTTTATAATTACATTAGTGCCGACAATATTATATTGTCTTATTTCTTTAATGTATTGTTGGATAAATGGGCAAGCAATGATGTCAACACATTTAGAACCCCATTATACTTGGCGTTTTTTGCAATGTATCATTGCTGCCATCATCGCAACATTTTTATTTTTTTCGAGAGCAAAATGCTACTGGTATTTCATTCCTCTAACTTTGGTAGTAACTGCACTTTTATATGTGCCAATAGTTAATCAATATCCCTGTTGCGTTGGTGGATAAATTAAATTTTGATTTCAATGGAACGTCAAGTATCAGTTTTGTAGTTTTATAAATACTTTGATTTCTCCCACTAATATGTTACAATCAATAAAGAATCTTTCAATCCATACAGGAGACGCCATATGAAGAAAAAAGTAAAAAAACAAAAACGAATTGTCAATATAGTACTATTTATATCTACATTGCTTGCTTTTTTATTGGAACTCCTTTTTGATGTGCCACTTCCAGGTAAGGTTATGATTTTAATTGTTTATGGCGTTACGCTTATAGCCTCAGTTATTTTAGATCGGTGTCCTTATTGCCACAAATATATAGGTGCCCGGAATTCGCGCCGCTGCCAAAATTGCGGAAGAGAATTTCGTTAAATTCGGGTTTTCTGGAATCCAATTCTGTCCACGGGTACACTCTCGGCACTCATCCGCCTGCTGATGACACTCTACGCCATCATAAAACTTGCAATCGTCACACAAAGAATTACATCTATTACCGCATGTTTCACACGTTTTTTCTTCCATGGTCTAACCTCCGTCAAATTTTAAGTAGCAGGCATCAGTACCGGTGCACTCGCTTCCCGGCCTGCCTCTGATCCAGCTTCACTCAATAGCTCCTCCTGCTCAATTCCAACAATCCGGTCCGCCAGCTCCCTTGCTACTTGATCTATCGTGGCCGATCTCTTAATCCCAAGTAAATGACCTTCGATAGAATCCACCAGTGCCTTGTACCAGTCACCTTTCTGCATGAGTTCAGATCTAACGACTTCCGCTGACGCTTGAAGCTGGCTAGTAGCGTTGTATGCATTCAGTATCAGGCACACATACTTTCCCATCTGGCACTCTGCACATATTTCCTCCATGGCCTCCGGATCAGAAGCCTCCTTAGGAAACCGGCACAGGTTATCACATATATCCTCCACCATAGGAGTAACGATTTTTTCCATTTCATTCTGTTCTGCCATGAACTTTACCCCCTTTTCCGCTCATAACCTTCTCGGTCAAACGCTGCCACCATGCCCTCTTTGTCCACATGAAGCATCTATGTGAGTGATAAAGTTGGTATACTCCGGTACTGCACGGGTACCGAAAGCTACCCCGATTTTTATATCTACAACTTTTACAATCTTCTTTCACGCTGTTCTCCTTTCACAAACTCTTCACAGATCTATCAAACTCCCGTCACATTTCCCCGGTATATTAGTAAATGTAAAGAGGCCAATAACCCTTTTAAATAAAACTTTTTTTCATACAGCCGGCAGGATTCCCCTATCTTGCCGGCCCCTCCCTTTTTCAGGCAAACCTAAGCTGTTCCTGGCTATCATCAATCCTCATGTTTGGCATTCGCTCTCCTACTTTGAGATACGGGCAAGCCGCATAACAAAGTTTTTCTGCCATCAGAGGAACAACGCTGTTTCCTATTTTCTCAACCTGCATAGTTTTCGGATAAGGCCTTCCATTCGGCATTTTGAAATCAATGATATAATCCTTTGGAAAACCCTGTCCCAACTTTAATTCCTCAGGCTTAAGCATTCGGAACCAGATATCAATAATCTGGTAAGTGACTCCATCTATCACCACAAGGACAAGACCGAAGCGGTCCTTTGTGACAATCGTATGGATTGGCTCGTTTAAGCTCTGGCCGATGTCTCCACTGTAATACTTAATCAAGAAAGCTGAAACCAAAGCGAAATGTCCGGGGGAAGTTGTAATCGTATGTATGGGTTCATTAATAGTCTGACCGGTGCCTGTCTTATAAAATTTTGAAAGAAAGCATGTTATAAGAGCATATCGGTTTGATGTATCAATGGTCTGTATTGGCTCCGTTAAACTCTGTCCACGAACATCGCCTTTTGCTGTTTCGGAATGATACTGGATCAGGAACGGGGCAGCTTGTTTGTCCGGAAGAATGAATCGGTTAGGATCATCGACAACAAACTTTTTAATCCCAGCTGCAATGCGGCTTAGCGTCTTATCTTTCAAAGGTCGCTTCCTGGTAAATATAGAGTTGCCTAAATCGGTGAAATCAATATCCTGACTGATCGGCTCCCAGGGCTTTAGACCATTTACTCCACCTTTAGAATGCGTCTGCTCCGGCCAGACGATCTGCCGGCCATCACTGCGGAACTTTCCATACCAACGTGTCCGGGCGGTATGGGCTCCATAATTTGCAGAATTTAAAACCCGGCACTCAAATTCATATCCCAAATCTTTCATGAGCCGGATAAATTTGTTATAATACTCTCCCTCTCTTGATTTGATAGGCCTGCCGTCTTTGTCCAATGGTCCCCATTTCTGGATTTCTGGCACATTCTCCATTATGATGACCTCTGGCACTTTGCCGGTTGCTTTTAGGATCAGCTTGCATTGTTTCCACACTCCCATGGGGAGAATCCGCAGTCCTCGTTTAATCGGGGCTTTCCCTTTTGCGTTGGAGTGAGAAGTACAGTCAGGGCTTGCCCAGACAAAGCTAACTCTTTGCCCCCACGAAAGGAATTTACCAATTTTAACTCTCGTGATATCTTCGGTGAAGTGGTGTGTATACGGGTGATTGTATTTATGCATGGCTATTGCAGAGGGACTATGATTGATTGCATAATCAAAACTACGTCCCCAAGCCATCTGACCACCAACGCTTACACCTCCACCGCCACAGAAATAATCTATAATTACATCTTTCATTTTTCAAAAAAGGTTCCGTGTACACTTTCCCGGCCGGGGAACGGTTCCTTTCATTATTTTTGTTTTCCTGCTCTCCAAATTCGTTCAAGCTCTTCCAGCGTTACATGGATCATGAGATTGCTTATAAAACTACAATTGTCATATTCTTTGTACATGGCGCCGATTATATCTACAAGGCCATTCCAGTATTCTTCTGTATCATTTGGGGAACTGTACTGCTTAAACAATTTCCAGGCCCCGGTTAAACATTCTTCATACTGCTTGTCCTGAAGAGGAGTGCCCCCGGATTTGATCCGCTTAATCTCTTGCCAGACGACCAGGCAAAACAGCCGGTTCACGACAGGATTCTCATGCTTCTTTATCATTTGTGCCACATGCTCCTGCTTAACCATCTGGCGATTTTTCATTAGTTTCCATGCATCCGTATAAGCGGACCAGTACTTTCTTAGCTGATTTTCTTCCATCTATTGCACCACCTTATATGGAATGCGATACCGGTCCTTTATTATTGCCTTATCGTCTATGTAAACATCAGCGAATATCTTCCGTGAATCATTACCGAAATGCTCTATCATTTCAGGCAAATTCTCATTTACAACATCAAATTCCAAGCCGAATCCTCGGCACCATGTAACAGCTTCTTCCAGGCGGCTTCCACAGCGGCATGTCCAGAGGATCACCTTATTCCCCTCTCTGCGCCTTTTCATCAAATGCTTAATCAGCACAGTATTAGGACTACCAATTCCGGGCCAAACACTTTCACATAAAGTCCCGTCAAAGTCAACCGCATAAATCGTATATTTTCTACTTTCGTTCATATCCCACCGCCTTTACGCTTCGTTCACAGGGAAAGCAGCTGTCATCACCAAATCTTCCATTATAATGCTTGCAGGTACCGCAACTCTTCCCAATCCACCACATTATTATCTTCCGTATAAGCATATGTAAGTCATATTTCAAGCTAACACCTCCGTTATTCACAGAAAACCGGTATAAAGAACGCCCATAAGCAATTGGGATTCTTAGTAATAAAAATCCCTATAGAAATTGCAGCCGCTACGCTTACCCATTTAACCCAATTCTTCAAGGTTAATTCTCCTTTCTCATGCTTTACTTTAAGCTATTATTTCAGTCATAAAATCAAATAATGTAGGTGTATCAATATTATCCTCTGCTGCCTGCAGGTACCCAACACCATCTCTGAAATAATCAGGATTTAATTCTATTCCGTATCCTCGCCGACCCATTTTAATAGCTGTCATAGGTACTGTCATAAGACCCGCAAACGGATCAGCTACGAGGTCACCCTCATTGGAATATCTGTTAACAATGCGCTCCACAATATCCAACTGTAAAGGGCACACATGGAGTTGAGCTCTTCTACGACTCTGGCTGCTATTTAAGGTCCGCATACGATTAATATCGTCCCATACTTCCCAGGTCCAACTTCCCGGCGCAACAACCATAAATGTAGCTGGGAGTTTATCTTCTGAATCAAGTTTCTTAGCCAGTTCGACATGCTCTTTATAGTCATAAACATGGTCCCTGCTGTATTTTCTGTAAACAGCCTGAAGATTCTTTACTGAAACATTTTCTAACTCTTCTTTTCTAATAAGACGGTCACCTGAAGATCTCCAAAATCCGTGAGCGTCTATCTGCCATTGCGCCCTAGTATATTCTTCTTTGGTCTTTTTCACAGGAGTATCTGCATAAGCCGTTGATCTGTCAGTAGGAAGCTTCCTAAAAAGCAAAACATATTCAGGACAACCCACTCCCATTTTGCTTCCATCTTTGCATTGCTCTGTCCAGCCCAGCCGGTAAGTCTGATTATTCTCTCTCACCACGTCAGTCACAATCGTAATCATGCCAAAATATTGGAAGCCATGTTTCATATAATGACTGATACAATCTGAATGAAAAGGTTCTACCGTTGGCATTCCGGTACCGGTTGCATTCCCGAAAAGCACACGGTCCTTAACATGAATAGCTGCTACTCTTCCAGGCTGCAATATTCTTAAAAGTTCCGGTGTAAGGAAATCCATCTGATCAAAAAATCTTTCCGTATCCTGATTATGCCCAAAGTCATTATAGTTGGCCGAATATTCGTAATGGTTCCCGAAAGGTATTGATGTATGGATCAGACCAACGCTGTTACTTTCCATACGACTTGTTTCTTCTACGCAATCATCGTAAACTGCCGTATACTTCTTCCCTTTGACTTTCACCGTTTCAACTCCCATCTTCCGCTCCAAGCGTTTTTCTTTCCCTGCTGTCGATAACCCATACTTTCTCACGATCTCAATCATTTTTTTAACCATGTGATTATGATTCTTCCACTTTTCCAGCAACACATCTTTTATTTCTCTCTCATTTTCCATATAGATAATATCAATAATGACTGGCTCCGTTTGCAGGAAGCGATAACACCTGTGTATGGCCTGAATAAAATCATTAAATTCGTAGTCAATCCCAAGGAATATTTCTCTGTGACAATGTTTCTGGAAATTGCAACCAGATCCTGATAACTCTTTTTTTGTTGCGAAATACTGACAGCGTCCCTCTGAAAAGTCAATTACCCTTTGTTCCCGAATTTCGTAATCTTGGGAGCCATAAATATCCACAACGTCCGGCACTGCTTTCTTAATTGCCAGTCTCTCCGCTTCCAAATCATGCCACAGTATAAAATGTGCCTCCGGATCAGATTCAAGAATCTCTTTCATCTTCTCCGTTCTTACATCAATGCTTTCACGCTTTACCTGCGCCGCTTCTTTCAGGCCGGCCGCCGCCTCGTTAAATAACTGGAACTGACCATCTCTATCTGCTGTATCTCCATAACTTACAGGAAGTTCATGCCACCTTACATCTAAAGGTGGAAGAACATATCCATCATCTGAATAATCTGGATTTACATCTGAAGGTTTAGTAATAAATAGCGCCCAGCTGCTTACCCATAACCAGAATTCATCTTCCATATTCGGGTACAGAGTTAAATTGTTAGCCTTTGAAGAATCTCGCTGGAAGAACCTTGTCAACGCTTGACCTGTATCCATAACTCCCAAATATCCGGCGTAGTGAATCAGCTCTTTGTATTTGTTCGGGCTAGGCGTGGCCGTAGCCACCAGTTTATATGGAACTTCTTTGAACTTGTCCAGGAAGGTTTGATAAGTCTTGCTTCCAAAGCTTCTTAAAACGCTGGCTTCATCAAGAGAAGTTGCCATGAAATAACTGGGTTCTATATCACCATCACGGACGCGTTCATAATTTGTAATGAGAATACCGGTATCGGCCGTTTCAACTTCTTTCATTGTCCTGACGTATATAAGCTTTTCATATCCAAGAATGCTTTCAGCGTCCCTTATGAACTCCTGTTTTACGCCTAAAGGACAAACAATAAGAGCTTTACCTCCAAATTTCTTAATAACCTGATAGCAGAACTCTATTTCCTGAACGGTCTTTCCAAGGCCGAAGCTTTCAAATAATGCCCGGCAACCGCCTTTTAATGCCCATGCAACAGCGTCACCCTGATGAAGTTTTAATGCTTTGTTGATACTGCTCCGGTCTACTGTAAAACCCGTATCTGTTGCAATCTCAATCTTGGATTTCAAAAACTCCAAATAATCCATGTTTTCGAAAGGAGCCAGGATATCCTAAAAGCGCGCGCGGCTCCGGTCCCCTTTCATTTATTTTAAATTATATAATTTTAAACTTTTTCTTTTCAATCCTAATGCATAGTGTGATATTACAAAACCATTACAATCCTCTTTCCTCTGGATTCTGTGCTTATACTCACCAGTATAAAGGTTGCATTTATCGCAGTTGAAACATGGTTCTTTCTGTTCTTCTGGTTTAACCTTGTGCCAAATTTCTTAAACATTGTTAGCACAACGTTCACAAAGACAATTTGCACACTGTGATGCTGGAGCACTGATATTTCCGAAAAGCGTTTCAAACATGGGTTTGCACTCTGGCTTTTTCGGTGCTTGTGGCTTTTCAATAAAATCAAATATATTCATTTGTTCCAATAAAGCCACCCCCTATTCACGGAAATATTAGTTTACCGCATCAAGCTTTATAATCTTCAAACCTTTTTACTACCGCAAACGCAAACCTGGAATTAACCCACCTTTGCAGCCTTTTTAATTCGCTGCCCTTCCGCAGCTTGTGTTTATCATAAATCATTACATAAGGGCTGTATCCCAGGTCACGCAGCGTATAAATCCTTTCAAGGTCCTGATCCAGTTTGGTATCAAATCCGGTTAACACATACACGCTCATTTTCCGGCAATCCCACCCCGTGGCCTCCTTGAACCATTTAAAACGCTCCACAATCATTTCTTTGTCTCTGTACTGGTCCCATGCAAAATGCACTTGTTTAACCTTCACTTGCCGGATCATATCTGCCTTTTCCTGTGTCATGACCCTAATATCCAGACCTTGTGTAAAATCCACCCAGGCACCGGAATCAATAAGTTGTTGCAGTAATTCTTTCCAATCTTTACATGCTAAGAGATTCGGATCAAGAAGCTTTATTTCCTTTTGACCGTTCCAGAACTCTTTCAGGTCCGCAACCTTCACGCTGCATTTTCCTTCTTTCTCTGCCACCACGCAGAAAGAACACCCACGGGGGCAGCCCCTTGTTAAGAATCCGTATGCTGTATCTTTACATAACTCAGGGTAAAGGCTGTAATCTGGATAGATATGTTCAATCTCCTCCAGCAGTTCCGGTCCACCGTCTGGATAATAATATCCGGTGCCGCCTCTTATGATCTCGCCTGCGTCTATGATATCCTGGCAATCTGGCGTGAAGGTAAAAACCTTACTCATATATACCCGGTCCATGTAGCCTGAAAACATTTGGCTATACCACTCCACGCTATCTCCCCGGTGCTTGTGCCATGCTGACAGTTTCATGAGTGGAAGGTTTGGGAAATTGTGACCATCAACATCAATTAATCCTATTTTCATTTTTCTGGTAAGAAAGCGATCGCTTTTGTCCGGCCGGAACTGTTCTCCCTTCTTACTCACTCAAATACTAATTTACCCGCTGTTTTATAAACCTGCGAATCAGCTCATAGTCCTTATCCATTACAGATAAATGTTCCCTCGCTGCTAGCTTACAGTATATAATCACAGTATCTTTATCCTTTCTTGCACGCAAAACCTCGTAGGGATTTTTACTTGTTGCAAGAATCATATACCCTTGCTTTTCCAGCCTGATTTTTAATTCTTTAAGTTTATTTTTGTGCAGCAACGCCCTTGTAGCCATACCTCAATACCTCCAATCCTAATTCTCCGGCCTTTTTAGTCTCCATTTTGACCATCTTCGTTCATTGTGCCAATCAGGATTGTTTCCATTCCATGAAGCAAATACTTTCCCATTAACCGTATCAATTTCTTTGATGTACACAGGCCATATTTTCCATTTACCATGAAACGTATCCATTCCGGTAGCACGTTTGACTTCAAATACCGCCATTCCTGGTTTTAATTTATCTAACACCATATCAATCTCTCTTTCTCCCTCCGGCGCCGGCACTGCCAGTCAGGCCGGAAGGATATGCAATACCGAACGAGCCGGATTCATTATCTGGCTAATTTATGAGAATTACTTTTACTTTTCTTAACTGCTCCAAGGTATAATTCTTGACCTTGTACCGCGTCAAAGAACTGATCCAAATTTGAAGCTTAATAAATTCTATGTAGTTGTTAGCTTCTGCTTTAGTTGAACATAGGAATGATCTTTCACCATAATCAATACTTTCAACCAATCCGAAATGAAACCATTCCTCTGATGCATACCTATTTCCATTGTCAACAGTAACATATTTGCGTCCTACCGATAATACATTTTCTTCTCTGATCTCAGGCTCAGTGTTACTACCTTCATGCATATTGAGTATAAAAACTCTCTGGCCTATATCAAATTCTTTCACTGTCACCTTTTTTACCTCCTGGGCTTCTCGCACCGTTCAAATTCTATTACCCATACCCACGGATCTGCGTCCCAACCATAGCGGTCAAGGTTAGCCTTTTTGATGGTGCTATCCCAAATATAAAAGAAACCATTTGCAGTGCTGCTATAATCATGCGTACCCTCAAGTTCAGCTTGTTCATCTGTAATATCCTGTAACCTTTCCACCCGTACATCTATCACCTTTAACCAAATACGGGCGGCTTCCTTCGGCATATGGATTGATGGGATCCATTTTCCTATATCACTTGCAAAATCAGCGTCACAACTTGCCCTATACACATACTCTTTATCACTGTAAGGATTTATACATTGCCACGTTTCTCGAACATAGAGGATATCTCCTGGCTGATATGGTGGAATCATATAGCAATCTTTTCCACCTCGATTCATAACCTTAAATGCGATTTCATTTCGGTTTATAATATCTCGCTGTTTTCCGTGCACATAGATGGCTTCAGGCTGCGGCTTTACTACTCGCCTTGTCACCCTTTTCCTTCCGTCCAGTATTGCCTGGACCATATCTGTATTAAATAAAATTGGCTTTACGCTCATATCGCTTTCACCTTTTCCTCATTGAGCTGCTTATAAGCTAATTTCAAACCAACGACCCAGCCTAATGCCTGCCAGCTATATTCTTTTCCAACAGAATAAATCCATTCAAAGCAGTCCTGGTCATATTCCGAGATTTTGTCGTAATAATCACTGTTCAGAATTGCTGCCCATTGGGATTCAGAGTTACATTCCTCCCTGATGGAAGCATACAATTCTTCTTTCAGTTCTTTGAATTCTTCCACCTCCTCATTGGTATCAAATTCATAATCTTTAAAGATGCTTTCCAATTTCTGAATAGCTTTTTCGCTATTAAAGTCATAAGCGTCTCTATCCGCTCTCAATTTTCCAAACAGATATGGTATTGAATATTCCTCTGCCAGAGACTTCAACTTTGCCTTTTCAGTAAGACAGAACACTGCCTCCCCTATATCACCAGTGATGATAAGATAATTCCGGTCAAGAATATATCTGACTGCATATACGCTTGTTCCTGGCTTCCTGAAATTAAGTACAGCCGTGCTATCGCTTAATTGTTCAAAAGAAGTTACGTGTTCAGGAAACCACTCTGTTTCAATTTCTCGCATTTTTTCTTCTAAAGTTTGCATTCTATATTCTCCTCTCAGTCAAAAGGTATCTCACCCTGCTCTACATTCAGGAATCCATCATCAGATTTATTCCAGCCATAGATTTTATTTTCGGCCAGATAATTTTTCAACCGCTTGGTTTCCTGCTCGTAATAAAGTGGTATGAAATAATCCTGGGTTCCACCGTCCCGGTCCTTTGCAATCTCCATTACGTTTGTCGCATTGTAGATCGGATTGTCATCTTTCCAGTCAAACATCATCTTGCTAAGCCGCTTAAAATCATTGTTTACCCTATGTACGATAAGGGCATTATCTACAGCATTTCTTAAATCAGCCGTTCCAGAAATATCATCTAACCTGAGGAATCCCATTGCTTTCCTCGGATGCGCTATGAACAAGATATGGACATTATGCTTTTTTGCAATACGCTGTAAATCCCATACAAAGGCTGTTTGTGCATTGAACTTGTCACTTGAAAGGCAATAAATATTAAAAGCCATTAGATTATCCAAAATTAGCAAATCTAACTTATTTTCCTCAATAGACTTCTCAAACTGTTCCGCTATTGCCTGATAATCATTGCCATATTCGTTGTTGTACAAGAAAAAATGCCGTCCCAACCAATCTGCAATTTGTTCTTTGTATTTTCGGGGGACATTGTAATATCCCTCAAATTGTGTTGGCTCTGTATACCCCTTTCCTGCGGCCTGTAAATCCATCCATCTCATGAAATTTTTTGGTGCTAATTCTCCTGAAAAAACAGCTACATTATTTCCCGTATTCACACCATCAAGAACTATTTCAGAAATCACCGAACTTTTACCAGCGGCGCTTAATCCAGACATTACAGTTACATAGCCTTTTTTTAATCCTCTCAATTTCTTATCAATGTCTGCAATTCCACTTTTCACGAATCTTTCTTCCGGCACCTGAAGGTCCAAAATATTTCTTGCTGTGAAAAACACTGGATTACCTTGAACAGGAACAATGCTCTGTATTGGCCGTTGCTGCACCGGTAACCGTGAATAAATCTTGCGTTCATATTCCTGCTGCCGCTTTTCATAAGCGTCTGGCTCAAAAAGCTTTCTCACATCTTGCCAGGTCTTATCCGAACATGAATTGTGAAAGCAATGGAATCCAATACCGCCGGACCGGGCCTGGAAGATACAAGCATCTTTGCCCTTGTGATTGCTATCAAATGGACACTCGTCCAGAATGAATTTAGTTCCATCACTGTATGCCGCTTTTCTGTACCGGATATTGTATCGTTGTAGCCATTCCTCTAAGTCGAAATCCTTTGGATTATAATTGTTATATTTCTGAGGCTTCTCCTGCTTATCCGGAATCATTGCCGTTAGCTTTTCCAGATAAATCTTATCTGTTGGCACTGGATTCCCATCAGAAAGCAGATGGCTAAGTCTGTGAGGATTCTGCTCCGTATTACTGCCCTTTCTGGCCATGGTCCCATACAGTTTACAAATACGGGAGGGATTAAAGTTTGTTGTATCAATTTTCAGTTCGTCATCACTGAAAAACATATCCAGGGCCGCTAAAGACTTTTTGATCAGGGCCTTGTTATCCTCGTTATTGGCGATCTGAATCCGATATAGCAGATGAATCCCGTTACCACTCAAAGCCGTTACTGGATCATTAAATCCAAGATTCTTCAAGAATACATAAATCTGATTGCCACGTTCCTTTGCTTTCCGCAGCTGTTCTTCGGAGCTAGAAACTCCGGCCGGCCGTTGCGGATCCACATCTATGAAAAGCCATTTATACCCCACAACATCATTGTCATTAGTCGTATTCTTTGCATTCATGACGAACTTTTCCCGCTGCTCCCGTGAATAACAATCTTCTTTCACCCGACCTAGGGTTATGTAAATATTGCTGTCTGTAGAATTTAATCTGCAAAGCTGATCAATTAAGGTTTCAGGGGATTTGAAATATCCGCTGTAAACTTTTCGGCCATTTGCTTCAAGACACCGAACTTCAAACAATTCTCCATCAGGCTTTATCGTATTAATTGTTTTTCGGATTTCATCAGGGTCAAACAACTTCTGTCCTACTGCCATATTTCTCCACCATTATCATGAGATTTTTGATCTTTCGGCTCTGGACTTTCCGATTTGTCCTCAAGATAATTACCATCAAGTACTTTTGGGAAATTATTCGGCCTTACAAACCAATCAAAAGTGACGGTCCAGCCTCCTTTGCTTTGCCCAAGAAGAAATGGGCTATAGCGAATATTCTCAATTGCTCTCAGTACTTCATCAATACCATAATCTCTGATCCGAACCTTTAACCAATCGTAACGCTGAGAACCTGAGACAAGTTTGGTAAGACGGCTCAATCCAGGTAAAGAGTTCCAAGCGTCAGTAACACGTTGCACGTCAGTGCTGCGAACAGTATCGTTAGATACTGTATTACTATTCTTTTCTTCTCTATTCTTCTCTACTCTATTCTTCTCTGCGTCTCCGAGTGGTATACCATGGTTAATAACAGGTTTCGTTGTGGTATCATTATGGTTACAATCTGGTACACCAGATTCTTCTTTTAGACAATAAGAACCATTTTCTTTTACATCAAGCATAGAAAACTCTTCGCTGTATAACGTTTCTGAATAGCGGTCCTTACGAAGATAATTATTAATTCTCCAATGCTTAATTACGCAAATACCATCAGGAAATTGAATAATAAAGCGTTTCATTAAGAGCAAATCATAATCATTTTGTGTAGCACTTATATTTCTCATGATCTTTTTAGCATTATTTAAAAAGCCATCATCATCTGCTCTCATTGATAAATGAAAGTATAATGCCTGCGTTGATAAAGGCATATCCAAAAAAGCATCACTATCGATAATCTTCATTGAAAACATTCTTTTCTCAGCCAAAATTACACCCCATCTCTATTAATTTTTCTGTCTTTCTTCTTGCCCGATACGCCCTGCGTTTTCGATTTATTTCTTCTTTATTTTCAGCATATTTTATTCGCATATCTTCCAAAATCAAATCACGATCTTCATGATACTTTTCTCTCTGTTTCATAAGTATTTCATTACGATTCGCATAGTAATATTGCCTGTCTTTTGTTCTTTTAATATCAGCGTATATGGGAGCATAGCTCCGCTGATATTCAGCGTAATAATCCTTATGTTTCTTACGGTATTGCTGATTATAAAGACGTATTTCTTCCTGATGTGCCTGCTTATAGTGACGGTTATATTCGTCATATTTCATCCGACCTATTAGAATTTTAGCCTGCCTATCAACGATTAAAGCAACATCAATATCGTCCTGGCCAATTAAATCATTGTGTTTGCATTCTTGGTACGGACAATTCAGCTGGCACTGAATCGTTGGAATAACCGGACATTCCATATAAAACACCGCCCATCAATTTGTTTTTCTGACCGGAACCAAAAGTCCCGGCCAGTCAATTCAATTATTAACCTAGGAGATTCCCAAAAGTTTTAAAATCTTTGATCCGGATTCCCCCGGCTTGCAAAAAAGGAACTTACAACCATACTTTAATTCCATAGTTAGGCAGGCCTTTGCCAGCCATTCTCCAGTAGCCGCATAAGGATATTTCCTTACTTTCTTATACCGTGGCTTGCCATTTTTCCAGAAACCAATCATTTGATTACTGTTAACCAGAGTATCAAGCCTGGGATTATGCCAATGGAATAAATCATCTATGGAAGTAACCTTGTCCTCATTCTCTACCAATATGTAAAGCCGGATACCGCTGTTCTGCGCTCTTTTAAGTCCTCGGTGGAAGAACCCGTGTCTCTTAACATAAAGTACCTGAAATGAGGCTATTACGCTTTCAGATAAAGCATATTTGTAGCAAACCTCATTAATATCTTTTTCAGCAAAACGATCTGCATCATCATCACATATCGCATGATATATTTCATCAGCATGATCAAATGAAATTCGCTCATTTTTACAGATTTCGTAAACTTTATCTTTCACTTCTTTTTTAGGCATTTGCTTAACCTGGATATCACCGATAAGCTCATTAATATCTTTTTTTGTATCTATACAAACACTCTGATTCGCCGGGAGAGTATAATCCCCACAATATAAAGCAGTTCGATTATAATGAACTCCTACATGTCGGAAATACTCATGCTTAGCTTCATGTTTTTTCTCTTGCTGTCTGGTATCTTCCAAAATCAGCAATCAGGATCACCTCCTCTGGGATAATAAATACGCTCACTTTCAAGCCATTTCTCTTCTTCCTTCTGATCTTTGACCATGCTGCGCAATTTATCTATAAAAGGCTTATTTGCTTTGTCTGTATAGAACTTTGCAACTCGCTCAAGTTTAAGTGATCTATCCTTTGCAGCTCTCCGGCAATTTCTGCTAATATGAAATTGAGTACTTATTTTACTACGGACCTTATTGTCCTTTTCAAATTCGATAGCATGAAGAAAATCCTGTACCTTTTTATCTTCTGCAAACATTTCTGTGCAGGCTGCCTGATATTCCTTCTGGCAATTTACCAGATAATCAAGGAAATCTTTAATAACTTCAGAAGGTTTTGGTTCGTTTTTCTTATTCACATGCGATACCTCCCATTAGTTGAATGGAAGTCCTTCGTCTTCGACTCCATCTGGAATATTCATAAAGCCGTCGCCTACTATTGAACCAGAAATTCCCGGGGTGTTCGCAGTCTGGTTTCCTCCACCGGAAGAGGTATTCTTGCTATCAGCAAATTCCTGATCTTCAACCATGATATCGGTGGTGTAGACTTTAACACCGTCCTTATTTGTATAACTGCCGGTCTGAATTCTTCCGGATACCAATATTCTCATACCCTGTCGAAAATACTTTTCTGCGAATTCTCCCGCCTTATCGAACGCTACACAATTAATAAAATCTGCTGATTGCTGGCCTTCCTGTCTCCTACCTCTGCGGTCAACTGCAAGAGTATACTTTGCCACTGCCATAGCACGCTCTCCTTGGGAGTATCTTACTTCTGGATCACGGGTCAGGCGGCCCATTAAAATTACACGATTCATGCTCTAGTCCTTCTTTCTCTCCGCCGGCCCATATATTGAACCGGCGGAATAAGTTATTATGAAATCACTGTGAAATATGGTAATCCTTCCAGTGACAGTGCAAGATAACTCTTGATGTTTCTCATAGCCTCATTCTTCCATGCTCCGCCGTCAGCCTCAAAGATAGCGCATTCCACTCCACGGCCTTCACTTTGGCGCATACGGAACACAAACGCACTATCCGGTTGTCCCACTTCAACGAAGGTACGGTAAGGCTGTAATATAACCGGATTCGGGACGATTGCTTTTTCAACAGAAGTAATTCCTGTTTTTACCGTAGCTGTTTGGGTTACCCCATCATCACCATACTGCGCCACGGATTCATCTTTCACGGTCCCGGCAAATCTAAGCAACAAAGCCCGGTCATCATTGTCAATAAACTTTGACTGCAAAGCGATAATAAAACTTTCATGGTCCATGTATCTGCCGTATGCGAATTCAGGAATCATAGCTTCTACATTTACAAGGCATTCACGTTTCCGGTCCGTATCAAGACAGGATATCAGCTTGACTACCGTAGGAGAAACAACCTGCACCAACATCTGATTAGACATCTCATCAGCAAAAGCTTTTGCATAATCTACCAGACTTGTAAGCGTATTCATTTCAATAGCTGCCGCACGCAGGTTATTATCAATTCTGTGGACCTGCTTATCGGTATATGTATCTCCGTTGATTTCCAGGGTATTTGCTTCGCTTAATCCAACCACATACTGTAATGCTTCTCTTGTCATATCCATAATTAAAAACCTCCTTATGCCTGTTTGGCTGCTCTTAAATCTACAACTTTACCATCTGATTCTTCTTTAATTTCCCCTGTCACTGGATCAACGGTCTTGCCGTCAACTTTGAAATCTCCTTGTGGTGTTTGATAATTTTCCAGGGACATTTGACCCCGAAGCTGTTTTCCATACTCCTGAGCGAACGTTTCACCAGTCTTAAGATCCTTACCAATTGCCATTCTGGTAGCAATTGGAGCAACCGGAGCCGTTTTGGTTTCAACAGACACATCAACCTGTGCGTCGTCTCGATCTTCATTCTGCTGAAGAGTTACCTTGACCGTAATGGACCGCTTATTCTTCCATGGGGTATTTGGATCCTGCATATTCTCCAAAACTTTTCCCATAGCCGCATCGAACTTCTCCTGCAGGGCACCGCCCGCAAACTCTTTTAAATTTACTTCTGCCATGATGATTTCCTCCATAGGCACTAATTGACAAGTTACATATATTTCAACCCGGGTTAAAAACATCTTATAGTTTAAGGACATTTCGGTCCTATCTATCTGTAATTTTTCAATTTTGATTTCATCTTTTTTAGTATGTTTTTCTCCAATCGACTGACGTAAGATTGAGAGATTCCAAGTCTTTCGGCGACTTCCTTTTGTTTATAGGAGCGATTCTCGCCGATTCCATAAAGCAAGCAGATTATTTTACATTCTCTATCCGGAAGAGAATGGATAGCCTCATGAAGCTCCTTAATTCCTTCTGCTTTTTCAAATTTATCTATTTCTTTATCTTCGTAGCTCAATGTATCAGCAATAGACAATGGACTCTCATCAGTTCCTAGAATAATTGTTTCAAAAGATATGGCATATAAATTCTTTTTGCTTTTTCTAATGAACATTAGAATCTCATTACTAATCACTCTGGAAGCATAGGTGGCAAATCTTATATCCTTATCCAAATTAAAGGTATCTGCTGCCTTTACCAAACCAATCATAGCCACCGATTCATAATCCTCTTCAAAGCTGAATTTCTGCGCTACTGAAATAGCCAATCTTATGTTGTTATTGATTAAACTATCTCTTCGTTCTTGTGATTCCATCGAGCGAAGCAGTTCAATATTATTATTGTCTTTTGAAAACCTCGGAATGTTTTTACTCTCGCTCCAAATCGTAATAGATCAACTCCTCGTTATCAGGCAGTGGGCATTCATCATCTTTCCATTTTAGAAGCCGAACTTCATCCCAAACTCCCGGAATCTTAATGTCTTTCCAATCGATTTCCTTTTCCAGGCGTCTGTCGATCAGGAGTCGAAAACTCCTACTATTTAACCCGCCGGTTTTATTTAATTCTTTGATATGCCCTGTCAGTCTTTTAAGCAAGGTTATATCTCTTTGAGAATACTCATAATGGAATGTATAAGTGATTCCGTCTACTTCCTGCAAAACCATCTTATCAGCCCACCGTTGTACATTAAGTTCTGCCGTGTAGAGCCAAATCTTTCCTGCATACCCGCTTTGTCGAATGCGATGAATCATCTCCACTACCCTTGCGCCAATCATCATGGGTTCGCCGCCGGTGATAACCAGCTCCTTATATTTCAGTAAATCTTCAAAATTGACCGCTGGCACATTACCGATATGCTCATTACAACAATTCGGGCAGCTCCGTGGACAATCGTATGTAACAATTACTCTTGCTGTATCTTTCATGCCTCTATTCCCCCAAGCTTAATGTCATCAAAAATAACAGGGATTCTTTGTTTCAAATCTTCCAATAATGGACGGGTAACTTCTCTCATTTGAGGGTGAGCGACTTCTGCTGTCCTCAATCTAAAGAAATTTCTCCATTCTCTGAAATTGGCAGTTATAATTATTTCTGTCTTGGTGCTGTTCGGAAGCACCGATCTAGCTTCCTGTGCAGTTGCACCATTCTCAAGCAAGGTAAAATAAAAGTCCTGAGCATAGCTCATTGCATTTTTCCATTCCTGATATTTCTTTGTACTTTCCTCAAAGAAACAAGGTTTAATTACTGTAATTTCATTACCAAACTTGTCCTTGGAATAATTACAATATCTTGTTGATTCCTGCGCAAAAGAAGCTATTCTGTGCCGGACCAATTCATGAGAAACGCCCCGGTCCACAATGAACTTAATTGATAAAGAAGAGTGTTCAATCATAGCTTCATGGCCTCTATCAATTAACATTTTAATGAACCTTTTGGCACTCTCGCCGTCCTCGGTGATTTTGTCTTCGGACTTATAACAAACACGCCCGATACGTTCAATATGCTGTAACTCATTTATTCCATCTATCGGGGATAAAATTTCATACCCTGCTTTAATAATTTTCATTATGTCTCCTTTCAAAATGGCTCTTTATTTACTTCCACAACAAGCTCCGGCACTGCACAAGCCACATTAACGTTCCTCCCGGTCACTTTCTGCATTTCATTGATAAAATACTTCCCAGAACTCGAACCGGCTCCCAAATGACACATTATGACGCTTCTAAGATCCGGTGACTGATTCGCTTTAATGGCTCCGATACAGGTTTCCAGGGAAGCATGGCCCAGGAGCTTGTGTTCGTAGTTCGGAAGGTACTTATCAATGAACTGCTCCTGGTAATTTGCTTCAATTAGGAAATGTTGAATATGTTGTTTCTGGAAATTGTATGGTATGTACTCGTAATCTGTGGCAAACAGCAATCTACCCATTTCATTATGCTCAATCAGGTATCCAAAGTTTGGTGTTCCATTGTGAGGAACGCAGAAAGGAATAACTTTGAATCCACCTATATGAATAACCTTAAACTCTGACACACTATAAAACTGTGCTCCTGTGATAGCTCCAACAGCTTGTTTTGTTTCTTCATTGGTATACACCGGGATTCCGGCCTTTAGATATTCTCTGACGTATTTTAGATGGTCCTGGTGTCCATGGGAAACCAGGCAGCCTTTTATCTTTAGAATTTGCCAGTCAATGGCTTTTTTGATTTCTTTAAACGGGCAACCACATTCTAGAATCAGAATTTCATTTTCTGCAATTAGGGCATATCCGTTTCCTTTACTGGAACTGCCGATTACTTTTAATACCATATCAATCGACCTTTTCATTTGGGTCTAATGACCATTTCCTTGCATTGTAGATAGTCTGACAGATACATTCCGCTACGCTGTTTGCCACTTCTTCTTTCCCAGATAATCTGCGAACATAGTTTTCACCACACACAAGGCAGGTGATTTTTCTTACACATTCCCATATTTTCCAAACTGTATAAATTTCAAATACCTCGGTCATTTTCCCGGTATATCCAGAATTCCCAAACCACTTATGCCGGACCTCTGCCAAAACGGATTGAGTATCTTCTCTGATTAAAGTACCCTTTAATTCTTCCTTGACTTCTGCCATAATTTCGGCTTTTAATTGTTCTTTTTCCTCTGCTGTTATCATTCTTCCACCTCAATTTCATCATCGGCAGGGAAACGGAATATTCGGGGAAGCATATGGTATTCAACATGCCCCTCACCTTGACTTGGCACCATAATCTGACCGCCAACCATTGATTGTTTTAATTCCTCTAAGTCTGTCTGAGAGAAACCACAATCTGAAATAATCAGGCTTGGCATTATGCCGACATATTCCCTATGTAACATTTCCATGACTTTCTGTGCCTTTTCAGCCGAAGAATAGTTTGCTAATAAATCTACACGTTCACTGTTACATGTTTTACATTTGATTTGATTATTCTGAATCTGAATACAAATCTGCTCATATGGATAATCAGTGCCGCTTTGCGAAATGATTCTCATGACACCCTCCTATGCCCAATCAGGATTCTGCGGCTGAGCTTCCGGTGCTGGCACCGGTTCGGATTCCGCATGCTGATCTGGAACTTCTTCACCTGCAGATAACTCTTCCTGTTCTACTGTTTCTGATTCCTCTTGCATTGGAAACTCTTGGGCATTGGCGTAGACCTGAACATTATGTGCCACATCTTCTGCCACCACATCTACCGAATCTATGTCTTCTGCCTTATCAGATGCTTCAATGGCAAATACATCACCATACTGCTGAACAATCTGCTTGCAGGCCCTGGAAGTTACTGTTTTCTTAACCATCATGTCTGTAAATTCAGCATGAGTACCGCTGTTTTCCTTGTAGCCGTAGCCTTTCTTCCATGCCGTCTTAATCTGATGAATGTTCATTACTTCCATGTATGTACTGCCATCAGCGAGGATAACTATGCAATAAGCCCCTCTGATTTTGGTCAAGTCGATGTTCTCAAAGTCCTGTGTATGTTCATCAAGAATCTTTCGACCATTTTCAATATGATATTTGAAAGTATCTCCTTCATAGATAACCTCTGCATTAATATCCTTGGCACCATATCGGTGAGCCATTGCTTTATTGCCATGATAGGAAACCTGACACCGTAATTTTCCACCGTAGGCTATTGGATAACATTGCCTCTTCTGCATAGATAGCCCCATTGTAGCCATATCCATTAAGGTGTTTGCAATACTAGCCTGCGAACAGGTATCTAAAACATACTTTCCATTCTTATCCGTGGTTTCCTTGAGCATAAGATAAGCACCCATTAAAGCGTTAGCTGGATTGTAATCAGCAGGAAATGTAAGCCCGTACTTCTTCTTTTCTTCTAACTGTGCTGATAACCCGTCTATAAGGGCATTGTTTACGATAAGTGCTGCCTGCTGATTTGCCGTTGTCGCTACTTCCTGTTTTGCCATAATTACTTATCCCCTTTCTGACTTCTGAACATCTGCTTGAATCTGTCCAGCCAATTTACGCCAGTTGCCTGCCGGACCATATTTCTCGAATTACTGCGGTATGCCGACGCTGTTGCTACGCTTCCCAAAACTTTACGATTCTGATAAAAGCTCCGGTGACTTCTCTGCTTATGTTTTAATGCTCCTGCCATCTTTACTTGTCCTCACTTTCTTTTCTGATAGCTTTATAGAAATGCTTATTATCCAAAATTTTTAATACACTTCTCACTTGCCAACTTTTGATAACCTCAATATGCTTCGGAGTCTCTGCCATTCCGACAAACACATATTCCTGCTCCATGAGTTCTTTAAAATCTGATATAGATTGACCTATTTCAAACTTCCTTTGAGATTTTAAATATTCCCTATGTTTTTTGAGATTCTCACAGTCATGACAGGGAGCATTATAAGTCGGGAAATGCCTACCTTTAAGTTCAAAACTCAAAGCACAATATCTACAAGGATTCTGTTTCATATATCCTCCTTATCATCGTCATTCGCAATATGACCAGTTACAATGAGGGCAGCCAGTTATTAACTCACTCCCGGCCTTTTCAACAGATATCCCCTTGGACAGGTTCCCCATACGATTTTTGCCCTCAGCGTAAATCTGCTGATTGCATTTCCAACAGATACCACTTTCAGGTGCAAAATGAGGATAGCTCTTTTCTTCACAATAACGTCTCTGTGCTGCCATGGAATCAGAAACATTGAAATGCTCACTGGGTTCTTCCTTTGATTCCGTAACCACTTTTCCGACAATTGTTTTTACCTTATCCCGGAAATCCTCAATCTCACTCTCCGGTACATCAACTTCGGCAACAACGCCCTTTGTAGAAGAATTTATCTGAACCAGATCTCCGATAGAAACCTTTTCCTCTGAAAAATATGTATAGGCTTTACCACTTGGGGCTTCTCCTTTTAGAAACTGGACTTTGATTATATGCATTTAGATTTCCTCCATTTTTTCCATAAAATCAACTAATTTCAAGAGATACTTCATATCTTTTGATGTTAACCGGTTATATGCCGCAACAAATATTTTCAATGCGTGTAAGAATTCTGTGATTCGTATAAGGCTATCAGTGTCCATTATGCAACCTCGACCATCAACTCTTTATTATCTGACCTGCTCATAACAATCAGCTGGCTCTCACATACTGGCAACCGCCAGGGGTCAAGGCTTTCTCCATCATCTAGTATGACCGGACACTGAATGCCTACAATCTTCTGAATAGTAAGTGCGATAATCATCATGGCTTCAATCTTCCTGCCATGGTTCGCCGTATTATCGTGGATTTCAAAGCCGTCAATTCTTGGAACGCAGTAATCCTTTTTATAGCCACCGTTCTTAGCAAAAGCAAATAAATCCCATGTCACCCTACCGCCGAAGTAGCTGTTGATTGAATCAACCAGAAGTTCATTCTTTCTCTGATCAAGCTGATCCAACATGTCAAGGATTTTTTCACAGTCAGCTTTCGACTGTTCTTTCTGCAACTGCTCATTTCTAAGGAAGGATAACCTTTCTTCCAGTTCCACGTTCTTTGCCGTTCTGGAAATTTTCTCTTTCACGGAATCCAGTTCGACCTGAATCTCCGCTTTCTGATTCCGAAGCATAGCCCGATAATCAGCACCGGTATTTACAGACTTCAAAGCCTCTTCCTTTTTGGAAATCTCCTGGCAGAGCGCTTCATATTCCTGATTCTCCGACAAATCTACCTGTGCCGGAAGAGCATTCAATTCTTCCATGGCCTTATTCTTTGCACTGTTGGCGGCAACTTTCTGCTCATTGACAGATTTAATATGTTTCTCGACTGCCGGAAGTTCTTCGATTTCCAGTTTTTCAATCTCCGTTTTTAATGTGCGACCCTTTTCGGAAATAGAAGCTAACCTTTCTGCTTTTTTATGTTCCCATACTTCTTTGCCAGTTTCATAATTAAGAAGGTGTTTCTGGCTTTCCGCTTCATGATCCTTTCGCTTCTGGGCTTTGCCTTCTTCTGTAAGTTCCTGACCACAAGTAGGACAAATAAGTGCATTCTCACTTAATTCTGGAAGTGGATTGTACTCCGGAAAAACTTCCTCTGAAATCTTTGTATACTCATTTAAGAGCTGGGACTTTTCTACTCTCTTTCTTAAAATGTTATCTTCGATACGCTTCCTGCCCATTTCAGCCATGGAAGAATCATTCATAGCCTGTCGGAACTGAATTTCCGCGTCATCAATACGCACCTGAGTTTCTTTCTTCCTGTCAACCAGTTTGGAATTAGCCTGCCGCTCAATTTCTGATTTTTTGAACTGTAAATCCATGATGTCCTTAGACATAGAATCAAGCTGTTTTGATTGTGCCAGCGAATCATCTTCCTGCTTCTCAACATCAGCAATCTGACGTTGCAGATCATTCTTCTGCATTTCCAATTCCGCAGTATCAATATCTTCCACAATCTGGCGGCTAACCTCATCTATTCGGCCAGGATAGCCAGCAATTCCCTTATTCAGTTTCAATACGCTGGCCTTATTCATAGAAGAAACTTCTTCGACATCATACTTCTCAAGTAATGGTACCAGTTCCGCAAATTCCGGATACTTTGCCACGATGTCTTTAATAGAAATATCCTGTGGCAGTTTAAAAAGGAAATCTCTCATTTCCTTTGGTTTCTTATCCAAGAATGCCCCGATATTCATACCCATCAACAGATCTTCAAAACTGAAATCAAAATAGGCGATAAAGTCTTTAAGATTCTTTTCCACACCATTTATGGAATATGTATTATCATCAGAGTAACTACCGTCTTTTTTAGTGGTCCGTTTCTGGACTTTCTTCGCAACGATTTCTTTCCCATCAACTTCCATAGTGATTTCACCGACCACCGGGACATCTGCCACAGGGACCTTGCCAACCTCCCTGCGTACCTTTGGATTACTGGTCAGGTCATTACCTACCCCATGAAGCACCCACATTAACAGTTCCGCGATACTGGACTTACCCAGGCCGTTTGCACCTTTAATATGGGTAATCTTGTCCCCAAACTGCACATCAAAGCTTTTGAAGCCCTTGAAATTCTCGCAGTGTGCGCTAACTAACTTTACTACATACATCTGTATTTACCTCCCTCAAATTCTTAATAAATCTCTGGACAGCTAGTATCATTTCATCTTCCAAAGTTTGATACGGGTCTGGCCCTATTGCATAATTTGATTCCTGTAATGCTACCGGTATTTCGGACTGATTCTCTTCCATCTCCTCTTGCTTCAAACGATAATAGAGAAGCTTCAACATATTTGAATTAGTGGTATTGTCTAATGACAAATACTTTTCAATTAAGTCCTGCTGACCTTTAGAAACCAGCGTTTCAAAGGAATGCCTGATGGCCCTCTCTACTCGGCTACCAGTTGTATTATTCTTTCTTCCGATTTCAGGATATAGTGCCATGATTTTGATATCTTCAAATCCGGAATCAAACAATTCCATTGCGTCAGCTATGTATTTAAACCCAAGAATGGAAGCCGGCATGCCCATTTTTATTAACAAATCTTTTGCCCTGTCCTTAATCATCTCCCGACACCTCCAGTTTCGAAACAGAAACCTCATAAGCTACCTTCTGTATCAGTTCTGTTTCACTAATCTTTTTCGTGTATTCCCGGCTCTGAATTCTTCCAGAAATTTCCAGCTGGGTGCCGACAAAAAGCCCTGAAGCATATTTTGCGTTACGCCCCCATGCGATACAAGGAATATAATCCGACTTGCCATAAGGACGGTTAACCGCCAAAAGCAGATCTGCAATCTCTCTCCCTAAAGGAGTTTCCCGGTGAACAGGAGGCTTGCACAGATAGCCCTTTAAGGTAATGGAATTAGACTTTGTAAAATCTGTGAAATCCTCTTCCAGAAAGAAAACATCCCTTACAAAGACCGAAAGTATCAATCTTTTTTTATTCTCACCCTGCTGATTGAAAGAACGGAACTGACCAGCAACTTCTAAGGTTCTCCCCATGCAATCAGCGGTCACATCAATTAATCTCTCCGAAATCGTCAGTGGAATAATGTCCGCCTGTTCGCTAAGCCGCTTAACTGCCAGATTTACCAAGTAAAATGCTTCGCCTCTTACTTCATGGCTAAATGTAAAACCAGAAGCAACCTCTCCGATTAATGTAACTAAATTATTCTGCAGTGTATTCATATTGTTTTTATCCTCCCTACTTGAGTTCTAAGTCTCTTTTTATATTCTCAAACATCAACTTTAAAATAAGATCTTGTACCATTTTATTTCCATCAGCCTTTTTAGCTATCTCCAAAACCAAACACTCACAGGCAGAAAGTAAAGCGGACATATGCCCCTCCAATTTAATTATCATGGGCGTGCCTATTCCTTTTTCTTTCGTAAAGGAAATGGTAACAGGTGCTTCACATATTTCTTTCTCATGGTCCGTCATTTGCTCCATGAGAATTGCTTTTAATAATTCTTCCATCTTGATTTCCTCCGATTCTCCATATATAATGGAGATGAAATAATATTTTCAGTTACCTTGATTCCCTGGGAGTTGCCGCTCCTGGGGTTTCATATTTTTTGAAAGTGGATTATGTGACCAATAGTATCCTTGATAAATTCTTCCAGCACTTATAACTGCTCTAATTGCTTTAGCGTTATATCCACATGATTCGCAATCAACTGCCCCTTCATATCTTTGAATTAAATTTCCGGCTCTATCATACTGATAAACTGGTGTCTTACAAGTTCCTTTCCTCGCTTTTGCCGCTCTTTCCCGGCCGGTTCCATAATAAAAGTTATCTTTTCTTGTCATCCATTCAAGATTGTTTACCTGGTTGTTTGATTTATTTTCATCAATATGATTAACCTCTGCCAGACAAAGCGGATTATCTATAAATGCTCCAGCAACCAGTCTATGTACTTTATATCTCTTAACAAATCCATCTGCATATAAACCCACATGAAGATATCCTTTCTGATTATCAACAGGCTTAAGAATCCGCTCTTTAATGGACTTTTCCCTACCATTACTACACGTTACTCTGCGTTCCAGGCTTTTAATTCTTCCTAGGTTCGAAACCTGGTAGCTCTTTTCATATCCTTCGATATTTCTCCATTCCTCTTTCACTGTCTCGCTCCCATTAACCCTTTTCTGCTTTCAATGTCTGCATCGCCTGATTGATCTCTGCAATTTCTTTCTCATGATTCAGTATAGAAATTTGAAATCGCTTAATCAGTTCATTTCTCGCCCGCTTTGTTACGGTAATGTATTGGCAGATTCCCTGCTTTACCATCACCGCCTCAGGAAACTCTGCCAAAACGTAAGGAAACATTTCGTCAGCTACTTCTTCATTTGCCAAACAGAACGGCTTCCCTTTTTGTTTTCTCAAATCCCTCATATTAAATTCTAAATGCTCCCAATCCATCATAGGGATAACTCCTTTCAAGCTTCATCTTCTGTACCAGTAATACGGCCATCGTTAATGCATACTGGTTTCCAATTCCCTAACATAATCTGCTTATCCAGTTCTGAAATTGATACGGAATTTTTATCTCTCTGCTCTTCATCTAAAAATTTGTTCATACAAGTTTCACCTCCCTTCTATTTCTACAATTGCTGCATCTATTTCTTCCATACTTCTCCCAAGGAATTGAGCTAAATCAGTGGCAAGAACTACTACATTCGCTCTCTTTCCATTTTTTTCATAGATACCCGGATAACTCCCAATACGTACCTTTTCAATGAAAAACCCCCGATCTACACCGACTATCGTAGCTGCCGTGGCTGTTTTAACACGATTCTTTTTCAATGTATCTCACCTCCACTTTATTTGAAATTACTTATCTCCTCTTTTGCATTGACACGTCCATACGAAAGTGGTATATTATAAATATTCGAACGTGTGTTCTTTATTATGCTACTTTTTCTTGCCTTTCAAAAAGAAAAAAAATGTCATATTCTGGAAAAAAGACTTTCTTAATAACAATGGCTTCATCAATTGAGAAACCAGCCTCTACATTGCCATTTGCCTTGTCAGATACAGTTCGTAATTGACATTTTAGTAATTCTGCAATTTGGCTGTAAGTCACATTTTTTTCTTTCATTACTTTAATTAAATTTTGATACATATTTCCACCTCATTTCTTTCCTTATTTGCGTACTTCCGTAATACATATTCTAAATATACACGTTAGTCCGCAATTTGTCAAGCACAAATTTACGGACTTCCGCAGAATTTTAATTTGCGTAAATTCGCAAAAATGTATTTACTTTTCGCGGATTATCGTATATAATGTCATTATAAGACTCAGAAAGGTAGTGGAATTGAAAATTGGAAAAAGCAAAAGTTTTAGAAAGATTAATCAAAGAATCTGGAATGAGTGTTAGAGCATTTGCTGAAAAATGCGGACTACCAGAAAGTACCGTTTATACCATATTAAAAAAAGGTGCTGGAAAAGCAAATGTTAATAATGTCATATCTATGTGTAAAGTACTTGGAATATCGGTTGAAGAACTTGATGAAATTTCAAAAGGTGAAGCAATGACTATCTATGAACCAACATATGAAGACATTCAAAGCCTCATTGCCAGAAATGGAAAAAAACTTACTCTTGAACAAAAACAAGACATTATTAGAACACTTCTGTCTGATGACTAGGGGGTGAGATAATATAATGGGTCTAGAAAAAATCCATGAGTACAAAAAGAAGTTAGGGCTGACCTCAGCAGAACTGTCAGAAATATCTGGCGTTTCACTTGGTACCTTGAATAAGATATTAAGTGGCGCAACAAAAGATCCAAAACTTGAAACCTTAAAAGCCATAGCCCGGGTCTTAGGCCTATCTCTGGATGATTTTGACGACAACAGCCAGAAAATCATAAATGAACCGACTTATGACGATATCCAAAGTCTTATTGCCAGTAATGTAAAGAAATTCACGCTCGAACAAAAACAGGACATTATTAGAACTCTTCTGTCCGATGACTAAGGAGCGATTTTGTTGGAGAAGTACAGAATTATTGAAAAAACATTAGAAGTATATAAAAAATGTAATGTAAAAAATTTTCCTATTGATTGTATTGAAATTATCAAAAGCCTTGGAATTCCATTGTACAAATACTCGGAGCTATCAACGCCTAAAATCAGGAAGTGTCTATTGGTAAGCAATGATGCTTTTACTCTTCAAAGTGTTATTTTTTACAATGATAATTTTCCGCTTAAAGAACGTCAACGTTTTTCTTTAATGCACGAAGTTGGACATATCATTCTCGGGCATAATGGAGAGTGTGGGGAATTTGAAGAGGAGGCAGACATATTTGCAAGCTATATGTTAGCTCCACGAATTATAATACATAATTTTAAATGTCAAAATGCGGATCAAATACATAAAATGTTCGGTCTATCCTATGCAGCGTCAAACAAAGCATTAATATCTTATAGAAAGTGGTTCCAGAATATTTGTCAAACGACCAGGGAGCCATCAAAATTGGAATTAGAAATGGAACAGATTTTCTTCCCGAAGTTTAAGGGAGAGAGAAAACACAAATTAAATAGGTTTATGCGTCTTTCACCTGAGACAGAAAAGTGCATAAAATTCTTTGAAGAACTGAATCAGGAGCGTGGATATGATTATATGTTCCAGCGCGCAGAATCCCAATGGCTTTATGGAAATGATTACTGAGCAAGGATTATATAGCCTATGGCATTTTAATAGAACTATACTTTTTGGAGGAAATGAAAATATGAAATGCTCAAAATGCGGAAATGAGAATTGTCAAATTATTACGGAAACGTCATCATCAGGGAAAGATTTTTCAGCCGGAAAGGGTTGCTGCGGAGCATTGCTGCTCGGCCCGATCGGAATACTTTGCGGGGCTTGTGGTAAAGGCAAAAAAATCACTTCCACGAATTATTGGGTTTGCTCAAATTGCGGTAATAAATTTAAGGCATGA